GGACAAATAAAGGAAAAACAAAGGAGTAATATAATGAACATAGATAATCTTCCAATAAAGAAAACTAAAGTACTAGTATTTAACACCGAAAATCAAACCTATAAATATATAGATAAACCTAAACAACCTAAACCAAAACAATTAAGTAAAAAACAACGATGGATAAAAAGAAAAGAAAAACTTGAAAAGAAAATAAAAAGTTGTGGTAAAATGGGAGAAAGTAGAAATGATTTTGATTCAAATAATAAATATCAAAGATATCTAGATAGTGAATATGAAAAGCAATATCAGAAGTATTTACCAAAAACAGTTAGGTGGGAAAAAGGATTAGAAAACAATTAAAGGAGATATAAAATATGAATATAAATTATAAATTAAACTATCAACGTGTAAAATTAAATAAACTTAATTTATCTAAATATACACTAGAAGATTATAAAACTAGTGAGAAACGCTTATTACAAGAGTATTATGAAGAAGATAAACCAATAAATGAATCACTCGAAGAATCAATAAAACATCCAAGAATCTTTAAAAGGTTACTTGATGAAAATACTAATGAAATTATAAAAATCATAGATGGAGAATTAGTTCGTATTCCATTAAAAAAATAAAAGAAGGAACATCTTGTATAATAAAGAACAATATAAGTGACGATATACCATAACAATAAAAAAGGAGATAAAAAATGAACCAAAAATACGTAGAGCTTAGTGGAAGATTAAATATAGGCGATTTAATAAATGGAATTAAAATATGTAGATGTGAATTAACTAGTAGTGATTATTCAGAAATAACAATTTATTACTTTGATTGTGATGATAATTTAATTGCTACTTATAAGGAGCTAAAAACTACACTACAAAAAATTCTATATTGGCTAACAAACTTTACCGAGTAAATAAATAATAAAGGAGATAAAATATGACTAAAAAACAAATTACTTATAAATCCACTAACGTGTATGCAAAAGAAATATCTAAAGATATTCCACTATATGATCCAACTAAATCCCTAAAAGAACAAGGATTAAAATGGCAAGATAACCTTAATTGTGAATGCCAAACTTGTAAAAAACATTTTGCTGTTGATTATTACGTATATATGCAATCACGTAGATTTTGGGCAAAACGTAATAATAAATCTTATGAAGATTATCGCTATACGTGCAAAACTTGTAGATCAAAAGGTAAAGCAAATAGTCAATGGAAGGAAGGTAAGATGATTTATCAGGGTTATGTATATCTCCATAAATCTTTAATTGAACCACAATATCAGTATTTATCTCACGGAAGTTATGTCGCAGAACATCGTTATGTTTTTGCTAAATATAATAAACAAGATATCAAATGCTTAAAATCACATATGCATATTCATCACAAGGATTTAAATAAAAAAAATAACGATATGAGTAATCTTAAATGCTTAACAAATACAGAACACTCAGATATAACAGCTAAAGATAATGTAATCAAATATCAAAATGAGTACATACAAGATTTAGAAAAAACTATTTTAAAGCTTAAAGAGCAAATTAGAAGAAATGATGAACTAAATATTCCACCAGAAGCACACGCAGAAGATTATAAGAACGGAGAGAGTGGCTGTGATTAATCAATTAATCATTAAAATAAAAAGGAGTTAAACAAAATGAATACTATAGAAGGATTAGAAGGATTAGGAGATTATTTAGTTACAGAATTTACACTAACAAAAAATTATAAGGGTATTATTACTCACGGAATAATAAAATCACTTAAAGAGATACCAATATCTAAATTAAATGTAAAGTTTATTGTTTGCGATGAAATAAGATATAGCGGAAATATAACTATAACTCAATCTAGCGAAATAATAGGTGTTAAAGGAATAGTTTATAATAGTAACTTTTTAATAGATTAAAAGGAGATGATATGATTAAAGATAAAATAAACATTACAAAATCAGTAAATGAAGATACTGGCATTACTACCATTAAAGGAAAATTAGAACTTACTTGTGCTATGAATATTTGTAGAGAGGAGATTGATATTGCCAAAATAGATTTATTAAATCAAGTTGAACATATCGTTAAAAATGAAATAGTAAACACTTTATTTGAAGAAATAAAAAAGGAATGGCAAACATTAAAAGTATTACTCCTCCAAGATCAAGCAAAAACACGCTATGATGAAACTTACTATAGTAACCTTGTTAAAATTGGAGAGCAAATTAGATTAGTGGATGAAAAGATAAAAGGAGAATAAAAATATGATCAAATTGGTATTAGGCGATTGTTTAGAAAAGTTAAAAGAACTAGGAGATAATAGTGTTGATAGTATAGTTACCGACCCCCCCTGTGCTATAAGCTTTATGGGAAAGCACTGGGATAGCGATAAAGGTGGTAAAGTTGGTTATTTAGCCATAAAAAAAAAGATATGTTCCAACAGCCAGAATAAACAAAACAAAACAAAAAGGAGATAACAAATGAAAAGTGAAGCACAATATAATAATAAAACAGTCATCGTTGGTTTAGAGGGTTATGAGATAACATCTTATACACTTATAAAAGATGATGAGGGTACTATTACACATGGTAATATAGTATCATTTGTTGAGATACCAATACGAAAATATATTGTTGATATGTTACTAAGCGGAGATAGTAAATATAGTGGTAAAATAAATATAACACAAAGTAGCGTAACTGTAACAGTAGATAATATTGTTAAATATAATAGTTTATTTTCCACAAATGATATAATTTATTAATAAACAAAATAAACAAAAAGGAGATAAAAAAAATGAATGAGTTCGCAAAAATATTACCACAAAACACAAAGCTATATGATCAAACAAAAACACTTAAACAACAAGGTTTAACACAAGAAGATAAATTATCTTGTCAATGCAAAATTTGTAAAAGGATTTTTGCAGTTAAACGTACTAACTTTTCCCATTCAAAAATATATTGGGCAAAACGTAATAATAGGCCAACTTCCGAATATCAATATTGTTGTATAAAATGCCATTCTATAGGTAATAGGAATAGCCAATGGGCAGGTGGAAGAAAAAAAGTTCAAGGTTATATGTTTATTCATAAATCACTAGTTGAACCAGAGTTCCATTATTTATCTAAAAATAACTACGTTAGTGAGCATCGTTATGTTGCCGCGAAATTTCTCCTCAAAAAAGGAAAAAAGTTAGATGGATATTTACACGTACATCATTTAAATGGCATTAAAGATGATAATCACGTAAGTAACTTAAAGATAGAAACACCATCTCATCATTGTGCAGAAACGCATTTTATTTCATATGTAAAGGATTTGGAAAAAGAGATATTAAAGTTAAAAAATTTGTTGAGAGAAAATAATCTTTCACCAGTTGAAGTTGAAGGAATAGAGGACTATAAACACTCGGAGAATGGCTGTGATTAAAGATAAAATAATAATAACGAAAACCGAAGATGAAGAAACAGGTATCTCAACAATAAAAGGTAAACTTGAACTTACTTGTGCTATGAATATTTGTAGAGAGGAAATTGATATTGCTAAAATAGATATCTTAAAACAAGTGGAACATTTAGTAAAAGATGAAATAGTAAACGCTTTATTTGAAGAAACAAGAAAGGAATGGCAAGTATTAAAAGTATTGCTCCTACAAGATCAAGCTAAAACACGTTATGATGAAACTTATTATAGTAATCTTGTTAAGATATCTTTACAAATTGCCGCTGTTGATAAGTGTTTAAGAGGGGAGTAAGTAATTAATAAAGAATTAGTTCTTATGAATCTTAATCAATTAAATAAAAAACAATTAGTTATACGCTGTAAAAATTTAGAAGAAGAAAAGGAAGAAATATTGGCTGTAATGAATCTTATTATTGATAGAGATTTATTTGAAATATGTGGATCAAACATAGATATTTTGATGGGAAATGGTGAAGTTATAGAAGATAAGATAGATTATAAAATTAAAGCACATAATTAGATTTTTGGTAACATGCGTTTGGTCACGCTACTCCTACCATTGTTTGATAATTATGTGCTTTTTCTTTTTATAGGTAAAAAATATAAAAAGATAGAATAATTTATATTATGAATATAATAGATAACACAGAGAAAATACATTTAAGAGAATTAATATTTTGCCATAATTGTTGCTCCGATTCTCATTATGCCCTAATAAATTATTGCAAACAACTAAAAGAGCAAGGTATTAAAGATATTGATGTTAAACAATATTCTTACTTTAACGTCCATTCTAACAAGCTTAATGAGCGTTTTGGATTCACAATGGAAGATTTAAAGAAATATGGCTATATATATGATGTGGATATTGATACCTTATTCAAATTTGATAATGTAAAAAAGGAGATAAAAGATGAATCAAATGGATAAAGTTGTAAAAGATATAAACTTTAGGGTTAATAATACTGGTAAAAAATATTATAAGAGTAATGATTTAACACCTAAGCAAGCAAATTTATTATCATTATATATATCTGGTATGGATAGAACAGAAGCATTAATTAAAGCGGGTTATCATCGAACAAATTGTTCTGTTTGGAATAAGTTAAAACCTTATATTGATATTCTCCAAAAAGAAAAGATGGAAGAAATAAAAAAGAGCGTTGTATCTAAAGATGAGATTATATGTACATTAAAAAATATTATGGAAAATGATGATGATAATCGCACAAAGATATTGGCTATTGATAAGTTGATAAAGGTATATGGATTTGAAGCACCTAATAAAACTGAAAATGTTAATGAAAATCATACAATCATAAAAATGGAACTTGATGAGTAATATTATCACATTAAAATTATTTAAAGAACAATTAGAATTTGTAAAAGATAAACATAAAGAAGTATTATTCTCTGGTGGAATGGGTTCTGGTAAAAGTTATAGCTTATGTTTAAAACTTGTACAATCAGCTATGTATCCTAATTCGTTTTGTGTTCTAACTAGAAAATCATTGGCAAGCTTAAAAGCTTCAACTTTAAGAACTCTTTTAGTAGGAGAAAAAGATATCGGCCCAGTTTTACCACAAGGTTCTTATGAATATCAAGAAAGTAAATCAATTATTAAAGTATTTGGTGCTGGAGAAATATTTGTTGTTGGTTGTGATGACCCACTCCGTATAAGATCCGTTAATGCTTCAGCAATTGGAATCGATGAATGTGCACAACTTAACGAAGATGAATATATAGAATTGCTATCGAGAATTAGAAATTCAAGTGGAAATAGGCAAATCTTTGCTGCTACAAATCCTTCATCTCAAAATCATTTCCTTTATAAACGATTTTTTAAAGAAAAAAACGATAGTAGAAACAATATAACAGCAACACTTTATTCTAATAAATATCTTCCAATAGATTATATTAAACAACAAGAACAATTAAAAGGTGTTAATTATAAAAGATATGTTATGGCAGAATGGTGTAATAATGAAGGTGCTGTTTATAAAGAGTTTAATGCCGATTTACATCTACAAGAACACGATGTTAATAATTATAATAAGTTTATTATCTCTTGTGATATAGGATTTACGGATGAAACTGCTATATTAGTAAGCGGCTATAACGATAATCATTGCCATATCTTTGAAGAAATATTTAATAATAAACTAACACCAACAGATATTTGTAATACAATTAAAGATTTACAAGAGAAATATGGAGTTGCAAATATAAAATCTGTAGTTATTGATCCAAGTGCAAAAGGAACAATTGTACAGGCAGAACAATTAAATATACCTAAAATTAAAAAAGCTAATAACGCTATTGATGAGGGCATATTTCGCGTCAAGGAATATTTTATAAAAAATAAGTTAACAATATCAAAGAAGTGTGTCAACCTTATAAGGGAATTAGATACTTATAGTTATAAAGATGGCACAGATAAACCAGAAGATAAAGAGAATCACGAAGTAGATTCATTACGTTATAATATTAGTGAATTATTTGATGGTAAACCTAAATTTATTACTCCAACAATTTTTATGCCAGAAGAAGAACGTGAAGAAGAAGAAGTATAAAAAGGATATTTTTTATAAAATTTGAAAATAATAACATAAGAAATTAAATAATAAGGACACTATATGCCAATAAAAAAGAAGATTAATAAAAAGAGTTTGCCAGCACAAACTTCGTTAATTGTTGAAACGTATGTGCAAACAGCTATACCTGTAAATAATAATCCACAAGAACTTATACATCTAAATCGCGGATATGTCTATGATTGTAATAAGCTTAATGCCCAATCTGTAGCAAGTGTTCCATTTAAACTTTACACTGTAAAAACAAATCGTACAAAATCATTAGGCGATTGGGTAAATGTTAAAAATCTATCTAAAAAAGATTATGATTGGATTAAATCTAATAACCTAATTAACCCACAAATTAAACAAGCAACAGAAATTGTGGAGATTGTTGAACATCCTTTCCTAGATTTAATCTATAAAGTAAGCACTTCATTAGATAACTTCACATTATTTGAAGTTACAGAATCATATCTAGGATTGTTAGGTAATGCATTTTGGCATATTATTAAAGATAAACAAGATATACCAACAGCAATAGAAGTATTACCTACAGAATATATGTCTGTAAAAGTTGATAAAGATGGTAAAATTATAGGATATCGTTTTTCACCAGATAATACTGGTAAATATATTGATTATGAAGTTAATGATATTGTTCACTTTAAAAATCCGGTTGCTGGAGCTTTTAGAAGAATATCTACACAAAATGTGCCATTAACGGGTTTGTATGGTATGGGGCATCTTGAAGCGTGTATTGATGAAGTAAGATTAATGGATGCAATTAATAATTATGAAAAAACACTAATGGATAATAACGCTCGTCCTGATTTTGTTGTATCCTATAAAGATGGTCAACTAGAAGAACATACCCAAAAGAAGCTCAGCCGCCAATGGAATCAATTATTTAAGGGTGTTCGTAATTCTGGTAAAGTAGCTGTTATGGATAGTCAATTTGAAATTAAACAACTATCTTTTAATCCAAAAGATCTAAATTATATTGAAGGAAAGAAATGGTTAAGATGTGCTATAATGAATGCATTTGGAATTGATGAAAGCTTTTTCACTGTTGAAAATAGTAATAGGGCTAGTTCACAAGTTGCTATAGAAAAATACTTTAGATTTACGATTTCGCCAAAATTAAGAAGATTACAAGAATCTATTAATCAAACATTACTTCCACTTTATGATGAAAATCTATATATTCAGTTCGATCAATGTATCCCTGAAGATAATGCTTTAGCTATACAACAAGATACAAGCGACATACAAAATGGAATAAAAAGCATCAACGAAATCCGTAAGGAAAGAGGATTAACTCCTTTTATTGATCCTAAATATGATATGCCAACAAATCAATCTGTTCAATCTAACCCTGTAAATCCTGTAGTTTAATTGGAGAAATAATGAAGAGTAAAACGAAACGCGCATTAGGTATATCTAAAGATGCTGGTAAAGGTGATAGTTGTAAAGTAAAAAACTTTAAAGCATACTATGAGAATTATGCACTTATAGATTTCAAGAAAAGAAAGAAAACGGAAAAAGAGAAATTAATAGAATATATTAACAATATTGGGAAAAATAAATAATATGAAAGATAAAATGCCAGTTGAAAAGCTAGTTCCATTTTTAGAAGAACGTTTACACGTTAAATTTGAATCTTTAAAAGATTCAAAAGGTGAAGTTATTCGTAAAGGTATAACGGAGTTAGCTATTGATCCCAATGATGAGATGTGTGTATTAGCTAAAATTAGTTCTATTAATCCTGATCGTTCTGGTGAAGTTGTTATCCCTGAAGGTGTAAATATAGAAGAATATAAAGTAAATCCCATAATTTGCTGGTCACATGATTACTCGGTTCCCTCCGTTGCCAGAACAGAAGCTATAGAAATTAAAGATGATGCTATTTATGCAAAAATAAGATTTGGTTCAACAGAAAAATGTAAAGAAATTTGGCAACTTGTTAAAGAAAAGATATTAAATGCTATGAGTATTGGATTTGTAACACTTGAAACATTAGAAAAAGGTACTAAAGAATTTAATGATTTTATTGAAAAACGATTAATAAATATTAAAGATAAGTTTAAAGATATTGAAAGAGTTATAACAAAATGTACGCTCTTAGAAGTAAGTTGGGTGAATCTGCCGTGTAATAATGATGCTTTAGTACAATATATAAGCTCTAAAGGTATGAGTGCGGATCTAAAAAAGGATTTTGGAATTAAAGAAAGTGATTGTTCAGTTGGTAATGATGTAGCGGTAGAAGATAAGAAAGAAGAAAGTAATGTAGCGAGTGAAACAATAACAGAAACGGAAGAAACGGAAGATAAAAAAGAAGTTAATGAAGAAGAAAAACCAGAAAAACCAGAAGTTAAAGAAGAGTTAGTAGAAAATAATGTAAATAGTGAAGTAATAAATGAAGAAGTTAAACAAGAAAACGAAGAAAAATATGAAGTGTCAACTCCAGAAAATGCGAGTAGCACTCCAGAAGAATCGTTCTCTAATACTTCACCATCTACAAT